CCGCAATACATAATGCTGTATCTAAAATTACAGAAGGTAATTTAGGTGTAATTGTTACTATTGTAGGAACTCATAATTGTGTATCTTGTAGAGGTGTCAAACATCAAGGTGCAGCAATGGTTACCACTAAAGCATCAGGTGCTTTTAGAGATGATCAAAATAATGCTCGTAAAGAATTTTTTGATAGTTTAAAAATTAATAATGGAGGACATAACATTTAATTTATGGATTTTAAAGAACAAATAGCAGTAGAACTAATTAAGGGATTAGGTACCCTTAATTCACTTAGAGATCGAGATCAACTAAGTATGACCCCTGAATCAGAATGGGCTGATTTAATGGCTGATAAAATTGTAGCTAAGTTTAAGGGGGAGTATGTCCCATTTGTGAGTGAAGTAGAAGAATTTAATGCCACAATGGGAAAACCTAATAATTATGAACCTAATATACCTGAAAACAAAGCTGAATGGATGTTTGTTTACGACTTCATTCTCGAAGAACTTGAAGAATACAAAGCTGCCTGTGAAGCAGGTGATATTGTTGAGGTACTTGATGCTTTATGTGACATTGCCTACGTCTCAATTGGTAACGGAGCTATGCTTCATGGTCTTAAAGATAAATTATGGGATGCGTATCAAGAAGTACAAGCGTCGAATATGTCTAAAGCTTGCTCAAGTGAAGAAGAAGCACAAGAAACGGTTGAAGTTCGTTCCAAAGAGCAAAATGAACCTTGTCACTACGAGAAGGTTGGAGACTATTATATTGTCTATAGAAGCCGTGATAAAAAAGTAATGAAGAATATTAACTATTTCAGACCTGATCTAAAAAAATTCTTTTAATGTATAAAAAGTGCTATCAAGGTAAAAAATTAGGACCTAATCATTATGAAATGCACTTATGGGAAGATGATGGCCAACATCAAGTTGTTGGTTATAAAGATAAAGCCTATATTGAATGTAGTAAAGATCAAGCTACACATAGAGGCTTAAAGGGTGAATTTGTAAAACCTATAATAGATTGGAAATTCTCTAAAAACCCAGAGTATTCATCTGATAATACCCCAGGTTTACATTTTCAAGATATGCCCCCTTATCAAAAATTTCTTATTGATAGATATGGAACTAATGATGATCCTTCTACTACACATAGAGAAATATTTTTTGATATAGAGTGTGAAATGGGAGGAGCTCTTACAGAAGAATATATTGAATCAGCTCCAAAACCTATTACATCTATTGCTTGGTATGATAAACAAGTAGATGAGTGGGGGATTTTAATTTTAGATAAAAAACAACAACTTAATCATACTAAAGCTAAAAATAAAGAAATTATACCTTGTTCTACAGAAGTAGAATTACTTAAAAAATTTGTAGCTAAATTTAAAGAACTTAATCCTGATATTCTTGTAGGGTGGAATAGTGATTACTTTGATATCCCCTATTTATATTATAGAATCTACTCAGTCATAAGTAAAAAAGCAGCTAATAGTTTATCTCCTTTAGGTATAGTTAAGTCTAAAAGAGAAACTAAATTTTGGTGGAAAAAAGATCAATATGTTGATATTATAGGTGTTGAGTCTCTTGATTATATGAGATTACATAAGAAGTTTAGTTTTAGAGATGAACCTTCTTATAAATTAGATGTTATAGGAGAAAAATATACAGGTTTAAATAAAATTGAATATAATGGTAATTTGGATAAATTATTTGAAGAAGACATTTACACATTCATTCAGTATAATTTCCGTGATGTTGAGATTTTAAAATTATTAGATGAAAAGTTAGAATATTTGGCTTTAACTAAAAACCTATCCCATAAAGGAAAACATAATTACAGTGAAGTTTATGCTAATACTAGAACTCAAGATGGAGCTATATCAGCATATTTACTATCTCAAGGAGTTGTTCCCCCTGCTAAAGATATAAATCCAATTCATAAGAAAAACTATGCTGGGGGTTATTTATTTTGTCCTACCGCTGGTATCTTTAATTATATGTTTGATGAGGATTTAACTTCTCTATATCCATCTATTATTATGTCTTTGAATATTGGAAAAGAAACTTTAGTAGGTCGAATTATGATATCTCCTGAAAAATTAGTAGTTGAAGGTAAAGAAATATTTGATTGTAGACATGCTTTAAATGATCTAAAACAAATGGATCAAGATGAAAAATTAATAATTCAAAACCCACAACGTAGAACAATTGAAATGAAAATTTCTGAAATTATAAAATTAATTGAAGATAATAATTTAGCTGTTTCTGCTAATGGTGTGATGTATAGAACTGATTCAGACTCAGTACTTAAAACAATTCTTTCTAAATGGTTTGATGAAAGAGTTATATATAAAAATAAAATGAAAGAAGCCTATACAGCTGGTAATAAAGCTCTAGGTGAACAAATGCACTTAAAACAACATACAATGAAAATTTTATTGAATAGTTTATATGGTGCTACAGCTCTTGGCAGTTTTAGATATGGTAATGTAATTTTAAGTGAATCTATCACCTTAACAGGTCAAAGAATCATCCAAGAATCAGCATTATTTGCCAATACACATATGAATCAAGTAATGAAAGGTAAAATACAATTATGATTACAAAACAAGCAATTAGAAAAGGAGTAACTGTTAAATGTAATGGTAAAACTTTAACCAAAGAAGAAATAGTTTCTAAAGGAGAAAATTGGAGTGAACACTCAGAAACTTTTTTTAGAAAAATGCTTAAACAAGGAGGAAAATTTAGCCTTAAAGGAGATCAATTTATTATATCAACTCCTGATTTACTATTAAATAGTAAGGGTGAAATTGAATCTGTATTTAAAGAAGACGAAGACGAAGATTAAATATGATCACTTCAGTTAAAATAAAAGATAATATTGTTTTTGGTCAATCTACTCCCTTTGTTTTAATCTCGGGACCTTGTGTTATTGAAAATGCTGAGCATACTTTTTTTATGGCTGAGCAAATTAAAAAAATTGCAGATAAACTAAATATTCCATTTATTTTTAAAGCATCTTTTGATAAAGCAAATAGAACAAAACTAGAAAATTATCGAGGAGTATCAATAGAAGAAGCAATTAAAATTTTTACTAGAATTCGTAGTGAATTAAATATTCCAGTTACTACTGATATTCATGAACCTTGGCAAGCTGATGCTCTAAAAAATTCTATTGATTTAATTCAAATTCCTGCATTCTTATGTCGTCAAACTGATTTACTAGTTGCTGCTGCAAAAACAGGACTACCTGTTAATATAAAAAAGGCTCAATTTGTAAATGGTGTTGATATGGAACGAGCTGTTAATAAAGTTATAATGTCCGATAATAATAATGTTATTTTAACTGAGCGTGGTAATACATTTGGATATGGTGATTATATAGTAGATATGAGAAATCTATTAGTTATGAAACAGTACGCTCCAGTTATATTTGATGCTACTCATTCAGTTCAAAAAGGATGTTCTGGGGGTAGTAGTGGTTCTAATAAACATTTTGTAGAACCATTAGCAAAAGCTGCAGCAGCAATCGGTATAGATGGTTTATTTTTAGAAGTGCACAATAATCCAGATAATGCCTTGTCAGATGGTACAAGTAGTATTACATTAGATAATCTAGAAAATGTTTTAAATAACATTTGTAAAGTTATTAATTAATAACTATGAACATATACGTTGACATTGATGAAACTATTTGTTTCTACAAAAACAGAGAATATATCAACCCAGATTATTCAACAGCAATTCCTCATTATGAAAATATAGAGAAAATAAATAAACTATATAATGAAGGACATACAATTACTTATTGGACTGCTAGAGGGGGTACAACAGGTATTGATTGGTATAATGTAACTAAATCTCAACTCCAAGAATGGAAATGTAAACATCATGATCTAATGGTAGGTAATAAACCACCATATGATTTATTAATTTGTGATAAAACTAAAAGAATAGAAGAATTATGAAAATATTTTTGGATGCACTAGAATTAGATCAAATCAAAAAATACTCAAATATGGGTATTTTATCAGGAGTTACTACAAACCCTACTTTAGCAAAAAAACATGGGATGTTAGATGACATTGATATGATTGAAAAAATAAGAGAAGTTATGCCTGTTGGGGAAATTCATGTTGAAGCTTGGGGTAAAACTAAAAATGAAATATTAAATAATATTACACGGTTAAAAACCCATTCAAATGACCCAGATCTAGTTTACAAAATCCCTTTTTCACCTGCTGGAATTGAAGCTTGTAATATGGCTATTTTAAATGGAGATAAAACAAATATGCACCTTATATTTTCCCATAACCAAGCTATAATATGTGATAATGTAAATTCTACTTACATATGTCCTTTAGTAGGTAGACTTGATGATATAGGCCATGATGCATTATCATTTATATCTGAACTTACAAAAGTAATAGTTAATACTAATATTATGGTATCGAGCGTTAGACACCCTATGCATGTTATTAAAGCATCAAAAGCCGGGGCTAATGTTATAACAGTACCTTTAAAAGTTTTAGAACAAATGTTTGAACACCCTTTAACTACAGCTGGTATTGAATTATTTGAAAAAGACATACAGTCGATGTAATGAGTACTTTAGATCTACATGGGGTTAGGCACGCACAAGTAGAAGATACTCTAACACAATTCTTTTTTTGGGAAAAACCTGGGTGTAAAAATTATACTATTATAACAGGTAATTCTTCTGCAATGCAAAAAATTGTTTTAAATTGGCTTGATCACCATGAATATTCTTATTATATTCCAGCCCATAATTTAGGAGAAATAAAAATTAGTGAATGAAACAGTTAGAAACTACACCTTGGTTTATTTGTAATAAAGAAGATACAAATTACTGTGTATATGTTGATACAGATTCTAACTATTATAATGCTGAGCCTATGCTTAGACATCTTTATCCTAATTTTGATACCATGTCAGAAGAAGAAAGAGATGAAGCTCTTGAAAAAATTGCACTTACATATCAAGATCTAATTACCAAATCATATAATAATTTAGCTTTAGAAGCATTTAATATCAAAGATCATAGGTTTGATATGAAAACAGAATGTATGATTCGTGCTGGTTATTTTAGAGCTACTCGTAGATATGCACAATGGATTACTAAAAAAGAAGGAGTACCAACTGATGATTTAGATATTAAGGGATTAGAGTTTATGAAAGCTAATTTTCCACAAATATTTAGTGATTTTTTTAAAGATGTTTTACAAAAAGTTATTAAAGGTACTCCACAAAAGGAAATTGATGGGATGTTAAAAGATTTTAGATCTAAAGTCTTAGCTGATGATATGGATATTACTGTATTAGGTAATCCTACTCGTGTAAAAACATTAGATAAATATTTAGCTTCAATTCCTCGTCCCGGAGAAATGTTTTCTATTATAGCTCAAGGTGCCCCTGCACCTGTAAAAGCAGCTATTAAATATAATGATTTACTTACATTTTGGAAACTGGACAAACAACACTCTAAAATAGTTCAGGGTGATAAAGTTAAATGGATTTATTTAAAAGATAATCCCTATAGAATAGATGCCCTAGCATTTTTAGATTTTGATATGCCAGATAAAATTCGTACATTATTGGCTCAATATGCAGATAAAAATAAATCATTTGAAACAATTTTAGAAAGTAAATTAGCTGGGTTTTATAATGATCTAGGTTGGGATTTAAATATGAATCCATATAGAAATATGTTTTTTAATTTTTAGTTATGATAAATAAGAATGAACTTCAATCAACAATTGGTAAATACCATTTAAATGGATTAATTGAATCTGTTAAATGGACTATCGCAGATAACGCATTAACTGTTGATTTCCAATCCCCATATAAAGACATGATTGGACGCGTTTATCACGCATCATTCCCGTTAAAAGACGCAGAAGTTGCGATATATGATACATCAAAATTAAATAAATTATTAGGGATTACTAGTGGTGAAGTATTCATCAATTTAACTAAACCCGAACAAGCAAAAATTTATGATAAATTAGTAATTTCAGATTCTACATATACTCTTAATTATACTCTTAGTGAATTATTATTAATTCAAAAAGTAGGTACTGTAGATGATCCTGATAATTATAAAATTATCACTCAATTAGATGATGAAAGCATAAGTGCTCTTATTAAAACACACAATGCACTTGAAAGTGATAATGTAATTGTTTCAATTGATAGAGATTTAGATGGTCAAGATATTTTAGTAATGTCTTTTGGTGATGATCTTAAACATACTAATAAGATTGATTATCAAATGCCTTTTACTACTTTAACAGATATTAAATATGGAACTAGGATTCCATTTGATTCTAAAATGATTAAAAATATATTAAATAATAATAAAGATGCTACACAAGCAACTATGAAAATTAGCTCTGAAGGTTTAATGAAATTTACATTTGAAGGTGAGAATTGGAATAGTTTTTATTATGTTGTGCGGAAAGCAAATATTTAATATACGTATACATGAATATAAAATTGCAAGTAGCTAGGGCACGCGCAGTTTTTGTTTACATTAATCGAGAGCTTCGGCCTCACAAATTTAAATGATATGAGTACATTATTCAATGAACGTACACCGTTCGATTTATTATTTCGCAATCTGTTCAATTCAGATTCAGGGTTTCAACCAACAACGTTTGAAACTAAACAACCCCACCCACTAGATATTTTTTATGATGACAAAGGACTTCATTTTGAAGTTGCCTGTACTGGTCTGACTAAAAAAGATATTCAACTTGAAATTGATGGAGATCTTTTACAGATTATCTATAATAAACCAAGTGAAGAGGAAGATTATAGTGGCTATATCTATAAAGGATTAGCCAAAAGATCTTTTAATTTAGGTTATAAAGTAGCAGCTAAATTCGAACTTGAGAAATTAGAAGCAGAAATGAAAGATGGTTTACTTCATTTATTTATTCCAATTGTGGAATCTAAAAAACCAAAAACAATCAAAATTAAATAAAAGTTATATAAAATAAGCGTGTCCTAGCGCAATTTTATTTGTATATTTACCGAAACAAAATATATATAAAGTTATGGCTAAACCTAGCAAATCAAATTTAAGATTTATCAAAGATCCACAGTTAGATCCTTATTACATTCAATTAGATGATTATTGTTATATTGCTCAAAAATCCACATTTTCGGATGCTGGGCATGAATACCAAAACACTTTAGGACATTACTCTACATTAGGGGGTTGCCTTGAATGTATTGCTCGTGATGATGCCAAATCTAAGAGTTACGACTCATTAAGAAGCTTTGTAGAACGTTTCGAAGCAAAAACACGTGAACTAAAAACCCTTATTAAATAATTAATTATGAAAATTGAAGCATTATATAATGCCATTATCGTTAAACCAGTTGAAGTAGAAGAAACTCGTTATGGTAATATTGTTGTACCTGATCTAGGTAATGATACAAATAAAACAGCTGAAGTTGTTGGTGTAGGCCCTGGTCACACTATCTTTGGAGGTAGTTTTTTAGAAACCCAACTTAAAGAAGGAGATATTGTTGTTCTTCCTACTATGGGATTTACTAAATTTGAATACGAAGGTCAAGAGTATTGGATTGGTAAAGAAAATGAAGTTTTAGCTAAAATAAATAAATAAAAATGAGTAAAATAATCGAATTTGGTCCTGAAGCCCGTAAACAATTAGTTTCAGGAATTGATAAATTAGCAGATGCTGTTGTATCAACTTTAGGTCCTAATGGACGTAACGTAGTTATTTCAAATGGAGGTACACCTCAATCAACTAAAGATGGAGTTACAGTTGCTAAAAGTATTTCTTTAAGTGATAATGTAGAAGAAGCAGGAGGCTCAATGGTAAAACAAGCAGCTATAAAAACTGCAGATGTTGCCGGTGATGGTACTACTACATCAACTTTATTAGCCCGTGAAATGGTAAAAGCAGGTCTATCTCATCTTAATAATGGAGATAATGCTGTTGAAATTAAACGTGGTATTGATAAAGCTGTTGGAGAAGTAGTAGAAGAACTTCGTAGTAATATTTCTCAAGATATTACAGAAGAAAATCAATTAGAGCAAGTAGCTACTATTTCTGCTAATAATGATACTGAAGTAGGTAAACTTATAGCTACTGCAATGAATAAAGTAGGACGTGAAGGAGTTGTTACTATTGAAGAATCAAAATCAGGAGAAACTTATCTTGAAACTGTAGAAGGAATTCAATTCCAACGTGGTTTTAAATCTCCCTATTTTGTAACTAATAATTCTACAATGGCAGCTGTACTAGATAAAGCTTATCTTTTAATTGCTGATGAGCGTTTTACTAATGTAAAAGATCTTCTTCCTGTATTAGAAGGTGTATCTGGAACTGGTCGTCCTCTTCTTATTATTGCTGAAGATATTGATAATGAAGCTCTTGCAACACTTGTTGTAAATAAGATGCGTGGAACATTAGCAGTATGTGCTGTTAAAGCTCCTGATTTTGGAGATCGTCGTAAACTTATTCTTGAAGACATTGCTACACTAACAGGTGGAGAAGTATTCAGTAAGGAAAAAGGTATGGATCTTAAAAAATTCTCTTGGGATTGGTTCGGTGAATCACGTACTGCAACTGTAACTAAAGAACAAACTACAATCGTAGATGGAAAAGGAACCCCAGAACGAATTGAGGCACGTATTGAAGAATTACAGCAACAAATTGAACAAGCGACAACGCCATTTGAAGTTGAAAAACTCCAAGAAAGACTTTCGAAATTTGTTGGAGGAGTAGCAATTATTCATGTTGGTGGGAATACGGAAACTGAAATGAGAGAAAAGAAAGACCGTGTTGATGATGCTCTTAATGCAACAAAAGCAGCAATCGAAGAAGGTATTGTTGCTGGTGGTGGAGCAGCTCTAATTTATGCTCGTGAAGCTATTACTCAAGATAATGTTGGTGCCCAACTTGTATATAAAGCTTGTGGTCGCCCATTTGAACAAATCTTAACTAATGCTGGTTATGACTTAGCAGCTGCTAAGATCCTTAGTATGAAAATCTCTGAAAGCAGAATTGGAGATAAATTCCATGGTTATAATTTAAAAACTGAAACAGTTGAAAATTTAAGAAAAGCTGGAATTATTGATCCAACTAAAGTAACTCGTACTGCAATTGAAAGTGCAGCTTCAGTAGCTGGAACTATTCTATTAACTGAATGTGTTGTAGTTGATGATCCTGATACAAAGGATGAAGCAGATCCTATGGCTGGAATGATGAATGGAATGATGTAATGAAAGAACAACAAGAATTCCTAGAATTAATAGCAACTAGAGTTCCCCCTGGTGATCGTTGGTCACTAGAGGGGGACAAAGTTGTCCATAAGTCTCTTACTGAAGCTTTAGAAGCATGGTTTGCTAAAACTGGTCAAAAAGCTCAATTTAGACTTGCTCCTTTAGAAGGAAAACTTTATGTTATACGTACTGAAGAGGTAGAAGTTAAAGTTGAACCTCCTAAGAAATTTAACATATACGGAGATTATTAAATGAATTGGTCTCATCTCCCAGAAGATAAAGATAGGGCTTTAGTAGAATATGCTATAAATAATCCTATAGAAGGAAAATGTACTTGGCAAGCTGATACTTTAGATTATCTTTTATCTTTTTATAATAAAAACACATTTCGTAGATGTATTGATGCAGGAGCTAATTATGGGTTTTTATCTGTAGGATTTTCTAAATATTTTAAAAATGTAGAAGCATTTGAACTTTCTTCTAATATTAGACATCATTTAGGTATTAATGTAAAAAATATTCCTAATATTAGAGTCCACCAAAAAGGACTTTATGATACTACCACATCAGTTAATTTTGAACTTAGAGAACAATCAGGTGCTAGTAGTATTATAGGACATGGAGGGGTAACAGAACAAGTTACTACTTTAGATTCTTTTAATTTTGATGATGTAGATTTATTAAAAATTGATGTAGAAGGTGCTGAGGAACATTTAATAAGAGGAGCTGAAAATACCATAAAAAAATGTTTACCCATTATTTGTTGTGAAATTCATTGTAATAGAGGTGAATTTGGTCCTGGGTCATTAACAAGTAGACAGTATATTTTTAAATTTTTAGATAGTTTAGGGTATAAGTTAGTTGATATTAGACATGCTGATTTATTATTTATTGTTTAATTTGGAAATATAAATGCAAATTCGTATATTTACGCTATGGTAAGAAATGATCATACATTATTAGTTGAAAAATATCGTTCTAAAACATTAGATGATTATGTTGGGAATGAGCATATTAAAAAAACTATTAATCAATATATTTCCCAAAATGATATTCAAAATCTTATTTTCTATGGCCCCGCTGGTACAGGTAAGACGACTTTGGCTAAACTTATTGTTAATAACCTTAATTGTGATCACCTTTATATCAACGCAAGTGATGAAAGAGGTATCGAAACTATTAGAGATAAAGTATCCGGGTTTGCTAGCAGTGCTTCATTCAAACCACTTAAAGTGGTTATCTTGGACGAGGCGGATTTTCTTACGATACAGGCACAAGCTTCACTTCGAAATGTAATTGAAACATTTTCTCGTAGTACACGTTTTATTATGACGTGTAATTATGTTGAACGCATTATTGATCCACTGCAATCGCGTTGTCAAGTACTTAAGGTTATCCCACCTAGTAAAGGTGATGTTGCTAAACACATTGCTTGGATTTTAGAAGAAGAAAATACTAGTTTTGAATTACAAGATATCAAAACAATTACCAACCAATTTTACCCAGATTTACGTAAATGTCTTAATACTGCTCAACTATCAACTCAGGATAATAAATTAGTTATAGATAAATCAGTATTAGTGTCATCTAATTATATGACATCAATATTAAAAGAATTAAGTAATGCTAAACCTAAATGGCGTGAAATACGTCAAATTATTGCTAATGCAAATGTTAGTGATTTTGAAGAGCTTTACCGTTACCTTTATGATAATGCTCATGTATATGCAAGCGGCCGTGAAGGAATGGTTGCGATTTATATAAATGAATATAGTTACCAATCCAACTTCCGCATTGATAAAGAAATAAACTGTATGGCACTTATACAGAAGTTAATTGAGTTAAAATAACATGAATTACCAAATTTTAATTTTTGGAGATAGACATTTTAAATTAATTCGCACCCTACCTGAAACACCTAAATTTACAAAGGGTATTTCTGATCTTAAATTACTTTGGAATTGCGATACAGTTTTAAAGAAAAATGGAATGCTTTATTTTTGTAGAGCAATAGAAAATATAGAATATGAAGAACTTCCTTAAATTTACTATTATTTGGATTAGCCAAAACTTAGCCGTACCTTTTTGGATGGTTGGTCATATTCATTTAATGACTACAATTTATGAAGACATACATGAGATCTTAGCCAGCTTAGGTATGAATATAATAGTATTAATTGGCTTTATTTTAGATTATAAACAAAACAAAAATTAGAAAGATGGCAAAACAACCTCAAATGAACATTGACTTGAATAATACCGAGTCTGTAGAACACAAAAACGGCAAAATCTGGACTCAAGGATTTCTTATTAGAAAAATTTCTAAATTTGTAGCTGGAACAGATGAAGACGCTATGATGCCTATTCCCATTTTTTATGATTCTGTTAGTGGAGAGATTTTACAAGCAACCCTACCAAAAGAATTAAGAGATGACCAGCCCGAAAAACCTCTTCGAGTGGTTGACTGAGATAACAGTCAATAAAACTCCTATTACAGAAATTTCGGAAGAATCATGGGATAAGTTTAATTCTTACATGATACATAGATATGTATCTATGAATATAGATTACATTGATATTGCAAATTATATTCAAAAAATTAATCCACAAAGTAAGAAACAAATTTATTCCATATATAAAGAAATGATTCCAAAGAAAAAAGTCTGGTTAAAGTATACTAAAAACGAAAAGAAAAAAAATTATCAAGAATTAGCTGAATATGTTGCTGATTATTATGAATGCTCCTTAGGTGAAGCTGATCATTATATTGATATTTTAGGTGTTAGTGTTAGAAGTATCCTTTGGGAATTAGGAGTTGAAGAAGAAGAAGTTGATAAATTAATTCAAAAAGCCCAATTATGAGTACTTTAGTAAAAATGCTTAAATCTGCAGCAGAAGCTGATAAAGCAAAAGCATTATTAACTCTAGACTTACTAGAAAACCACCCAGCAGGTATTGGAGATCATTCAACAGATGATTTTTATAAAAATGCAAATGAAGCTCTTGAAATGTTAGCTGATGCTGATGATAGATTAGATGCAATTGAAAAATATTTAGTTAAAAAACAAGTTATTTAAAATGGAAAAAAAATTAAGTTCTAATATTAAAGCAAGTGAAATTATTAAAAAAGAATATCCTCATATTTACAATGGCTATATGGCTGTCGTGGAAGAGCAATTGGAGTTATTCAGTAAAAAACATCTGGACTATGGCATGGCTAATATTAGTGCTGGGACTTTACTTGCTACTAAAGAAGAAAGGGCTTTTGCTCTTACAGGACTTTGGTATAGAATAAGTGATAAAATTAGTAGGTGGAAAAATCTATTAATTAATAATAAAGTTATTAATAACGAACCTTTAACAGATACTTATCAAGATATTGTAAATTATGGTATTATTGCTCAATTAGTAGAGCGTGGTTTATGGAAAAAATAAACTGTGAAAGACTTAATTTGCATAACAGCACATTGTCCTAATACTGAAAAAAGAAAAATATTACTTGATTTAGTTTTAGGGTTACAACCAATTAGAGATGACTTTGATATTATGGTTGTAAGTCATACCCCTATTACATCGGATGTGCAAGAAAAAGTAGATTGGGCAATCTATGATAAAGATAATGAATTATTAACTGAATGGAAGTATCAAAACTCTCCATGGTTTCACCCTGAAAATAAACATATTCAATCTATCTTTTTTGGAGCCGGGAACACCTATCTCCCAGTACATAAACAATTAATTACTGGATATTCCTTAGCTAAAACTTTTGGTTACGAAAAAATCCATATGACTGAATATGATGCTTATTATAAGGATTTTACTGAATTTTATGATAATTCTAAGGTTTTAGATGATTATGATGCTGTATTATATAAAAAACCTGATGGTTATGGGGAAATTAATATTGAATGGGGATTAGGATGTTTCCATGCTGCTAAAATTTCTTCCTTAGATGAAAGAGCATTTAATTATACTAGTGATTCTATGAAAAAAGAATTAGAAAATGCTTCTATCAAAACTACCGAAAAAAGAACTGAAGATATATATACAGCAAATAATAATAAAGTTTTATTTAAGGACCATAAACTTCTTACTCAGAATGGTAACCAAATAAGATTAGTTAATTTTCATGCTTTAAATTTAGACATGCAATGGGCTGTTCCTGTTTATGATTCAAAAATAAATCAAATTGTATTTGTAGGGTGGAATGAATCATCAAACAAACCTTGCAATGTAACTGTTATTATTAATAATTCTCGAGTTTTAAATTTCCCAAATCTTAAAAAATTACGTTGGTTTATAGAACCTCTTGGGACCCCAGAAGAAATATCAGATATTACTATTCTAATAAATAATAAATTAAGCCGACATATTCATCTCCACCCAGATAATATAGAAGATTTTAAATATTATAACTTTATCAAAGATGACTAAAAAAATAGATTTATTTAAAGTTTTTATGGCACCTACAGCTGCTGAAGAAGTATCAAAAGTTCTTAATAGCGGTTATATTGGCCAAGGACCTAAAGTTAATGAGTTTGAAAATCAATTAAAAAATCATTTTAACCATGATTATATTCAGACTGTAAATGCAGGCACATCAGCACTTCATTTAGCCTTACATTTATTAAAATCTCCTGATTTTCAATGGCCTGGATTAACTTCAGATGATGAAGTTTTAACTACTGCTATGACTTGTACAGCTTCAAATTGGCCTGTATTAGCTAATGGGTTAAAATTAAAATGGGTTGATATTGATCCAAAAACATTAAATATGGATCTTGATGATTTAGCTCGTAAAATTACTCCTAAAACTAAAGTTATTATTTTAGTTCATTGGGGTGGGTATCCTATTGATTTAGATCGAATAAAACAAATTCAAGATAAAACATACCAAATGTATGGTTTCAAACCTGCTATAATTGAAGATGGAGCTCATTCATTTGGTTCAAGTTACAAAGGTAAACCTATTGGTACTCATGGTAATTTAACTATGTTTTCATTACAAGCAATTAAACATATTACTTCAATTGATGGTGGTTTATTACTTTCACCTCATAAGAAATTACATGATAGAGGTAAATTAGCTCGTTGGTATGGGATAGATCGTGATGGAGATAGAAAAGATTTTCGTTGTGAAGCTGATATTGAAGAATGGGGATTTAAATTTCATATGAATGATGTTTGTGCTACTGTTGGAATTGAAAACTTTAAACATTTAGACGAAATAGTTTCTAAACATAAAGCAAATGCTGCTTATTATGATAAAGAATTGCAAAATACTCCGGGTGTAACCCTTCTAGAACGCAAACCAGGTCATGATTCTGCATTTTGGATTTATTCTATGTTAGTAGAAAATCGTCCTGGTTTTTATAAGTGGATGGATGAGTGTAATATTACAGTATCTCAAGTTCATGAACGAAATGATAAACATACTTGTGTAACTGAATATCGTTCTCATCTTCCAACATTAGATAAAATTATTAGAAGTATAGTTTCAATCCCTGTTGGTTGGTGGGTAAGCCAAGAAGAAAGAGAATATATTGTAGACTGTATTAAAAAAGGATGGTAGAATTTATTAAATTTTATAATAATCATAAAGGATTAGTATTCCGTTCTCTATTCCCAGATCCTACTAATTTAATAGTTACAGTTAGTGATGGGTATACAGGATTAAATTTATGGAGAAGTAATCTTACAGTTACCCAAAATACAGAATATTGGTTTTATGCTGATATAGATTCTTTAGAAAGAGAATTTACCATTTACAGTGAAGATTATCAAACACTTTTAAAACTTTATATAAGTGTAGATGGATGCCCCTCAATAAAACAAATTGATAAATTTGGTATTCTTGAATCATATCAATATGATCAAAAAGATGAAAGAGGAGTATCTTTACCAATATATGAAATCTTCTTAAATAAAGTTTATGAAAATGAAAATTGTTATATTAAAGATAATGATATAGTATTTGATATAGGGGGTAATATAGGAATTTTTTCTTACTATGCTATTTGTAAAAATGCTAAACAAATCCATACTTTTGAACCTGGATTACAACAATTTAATTCTATAAAAGATAATATTATTTCAAATTTTCCTAATGTAATAGGTAATAATTGTGCCGTTAGTAAAACAGATAAACCAATTACATTTTACTTAGACCCAGAATCATCAGTAAAAAATAGTACAACAAACCCATCAAATAAATTCTACCAAGTTAATTCTATAAATTTAGAAAAATATACTAAAGATAAAAATCTTAAAACTATTGATTTTTTAAAAATAGATTGTGAAGGAGGAGAGTATGATATAATAGATTCTTTAAGTAATGAATTTCTATTAAATGTAGTTAAAAAAATAGTTATTGAGTTACATAAAGATTTAGAATCTAAAGAAACAAATTTATTAATAAATAAATTAAGACAAAATAATTTTATAACGAATATTGAAGATGATATTCTTTTTGCATGGAAATGATTGAAATTACTCAAGCTACATATGGAGGAAGAATTCATTATACTGCTAAACAAGAGGTAAACACTCCACTTCAAGTAATTCTTAAAGATAAGAATTTAGAAGGAGAAATTTACATAATGTCTCATAATAATTTATCTTTTACTGATTATTCATTCTTAGTATCTTCAGTAGTTTTACCTTTTTTAAAATCCCCTTATTTAGAAATTACTTTAGGTTCTCAAACCACATCTTATCCTTTTAATTTTGATAAAGGACCTTTAAATAATTTTTCTATAATATCAAATTCGTGTTTAGGTTGGAGAACTTATGAAAAATTTAATTCTTCTTATAATTCTCCTACTATTGGTAATTTAATTTTAGATGATTTAGAATATTTAAGGTTTTGTGAACACAATGAAACTTATTTAAATACTGAAATGGTATTTGGAGAAAGTAAAGGCAACATAAATTTTAAAAATAGTTGTGGAAATGTTAGGGTTATTAATGATAAAGCTGATATACCTGATAATTATCCTATTAGTCATCATTTAGATTTAGAAATTCATTGGATACATACCCACCCAAGATCTAAACTTACTTTTAAAGATAATATCTACCATTACGTAGAATTTAAAGACCAAATAATTCCTTTATCAACATTTAAAGAAAAATGGATTAGAAGAGTAAATAGAGTTAAATCAACAGAAAAAATATTTATTTGGTCTTCTTCTGAATTATTTAATGCTCATGGTAATTGGGAAAGAAAACAAATTATTGATAGATTTAAATCACTCCCAGATAGAAGTATTTTTCTTACTGAACGAAAAGAAGAAGCATTTGAAGATGATTTACACATAGTTAAATATATTCCTAAATGGAAGGGAAATTCTCAATATGAAAGAGATTCATCTGGAGGCATGTTATGGAATGATCAATTAGCTAATGCACAAATCATCCACGATATAATTATTTCAAAATTTATATAATGAATTTAATACCTTTAACTAAAAATGATTTACCTTTTTTACTAGAAATTAGAAATGATGATTCTACAAGAAATAACTTAGAGAACGATTCAACATTTACCCTTCCAGAGTGTAGAATTTGGTTTGAATGTACTAAACCTAAATGGTATATTATAGAGACACGTATGGATGCTGTAGGCTATTTTAGAACTAATGGTGATGAAGTTGGTTGTGATATACACCCTAATTATAGAAGATTTGGTTATGCAAAACAGGCTTATGAGACTTATCTTGAAGACAAAGAATATGCTTCATTATGGGTTTTTGAAGATAACTTTGCAAAAGAATTATATAAAAAATTAGGTTTTTACTATACCCAAAAAAGTAAAATAGTTAGAGAAAGA